AGAGTACTAGGTGTAGATAAACCGACGATAGCTGGAATTATCCAGTTCTATCTATTTGGAAATCTATACCAGACAACCAATGTAGGGGGTCAAACCCTCCAAGGAAGTGAGGTTACCAAGGATGCTACGCATCCTTGGTTTGTGGAGTTTCAGAGTCACGACAACCGCAAATTCTTTAACGCGGCTGTTAAAAACGTGCTCTTTCGCTACATCCTCAAAACAGGTGGCAGCTTTACTTCTACCAAGAAGGAATTATTTGGTGGAAAGAAAGTACTGCTAAGCACAGGCGGGTCAAACCGCACTGTTTATAACGGGTATATTCTACCCTGCTCACCTGCTACAGCGTCTGCTGCGCCTAGTCCAACTTCGGACGCGGTCCTTCGGGACCTAGGGGCAAAGCAAATTCTGTATAATCTTCCTGGTCAACCGCTAGCGGATATTGGCCAGACAATAGGCGAATTACGCCGAGAGGGTCTCCCTCGTACGCGTTCGCTTGCCTCGTTTAGAGATGGTTATTCCCTTCGTAAGGGAAGTACCGATTATCTAACTTGGCAGTTTGGCTTTCGACCTGTGATCAAGGACATTTATGCCCTTGCACGCACGATTGACACTGCTGACAAACAGTGGAGTGCGTATCTTCGAGGAGTTGGAAAACTCCAAAGAAGACGGTTCGATTTTCCGCCTGAAAAGAGTACTACAATCACGGACGTAGCTGTGGGTGGAACTATTTATCCACAACTACCGGGCGCTCTAGCGAGCAACCAAAGTTCCACGCTGCGTTTAACACGAACCATCACTGTAAAGCGACGGTTCACTGCAGCGTATGTTTATTCAGCCCCTCCTGGGTCTGAGTCAACAATGGCACTTGTGCGTACTGCACTTCAGTATCAGAAGCAGTATGGTCTTGAATTAGACCCTAGCCTGCTCTGGAATCTGAGTCCGTGGTCATGGCTCATTGATTGGTTTCTCCCTGTCGGTAATTTTATCGACACAGCGACCAATCTGATCCTAGGCAACACCGCGCTCCCTTGGGCGTACATCAGCGAACATACTGTTTGCAATGATGTTTACGAACGTCCTGGGGCTCGTCTTAATGACGGGAGCGATGTGGGAATTCTGCAAGTAATCACTGATTACAAGCGGCGAATCCCTGCCAGCCCTTTTGGATTTGGATTAAGCTGGAAAGATTTGTCACCTTTTCAGCTATCCATTCTAGCGGCACTTGAAATAAATCGAGCTGGTATATTTTGGGAGTAATTACCCAGATAATCAGCAGCCGAATTTAACTCATTGAGTTATCGGTCGACCTACTCTCGTGTCAAAACTAGACTCTGTGGCTCAAAAGCTGCAGAACCACGAGCGGGTGGTTTACCCGCCCGTTCGATAAGCTCCCATGGAGGGAGCATCACCGAAGAGAGTAATGCTATGTTTACAGATCCGATTTCCATTACAAAGACCGGTGGCTCTGCGAAGAGCCTTTTCCGTGTCTCTAATGGCGACAACTCGGCCATCTATCGTACTGATGATGGCCTGTTGCTACTCTCGATCAAGCATACCTATGGTAGGCGCGATCGAGTAACAGCAACTCTTGTCGACAAGAAGGTGACTCCTGACCCGTATCTCACGGGGTCGTCGTTTGAAGCCAGCGTTTCAGCTGGTTTCTTCTTCGATGTTCCAAAGGTGGGTTACACCATTGCGGAACAATCAGCAGTCTACGGTGGTCTTTCCACCTGGGCTTCCGCTTCAAGCTTTGCAGCAATTGCTAAGCTGTTGGGCGGAGAATCCTAGGTCGGAAATTAGGCATCGGCTGAGATTGAGACCTCAGTTAAGCCTATGATCTGCGTGCAACATAGCTATGGATTCCGTATCCCTTAGAAAGGGGCGAGATGAAAAGCCTTATGTTGCTCTCGTTGGTTGTCACCCAAGAATGTGGTGACATTGTTGGCGTTAGCACCATTCGTGATTGTAAAACAATCACGGATCGGTTCGAACATGAGGGCATGTCGTTTCTAACGATTACCCTTCCTCAATTCGCAAAAGACTTTGAAAGAAGTCTTGACCGTAAAGAGGTGCGTCGCGACGTATTCCAGTCATTTGGCTGGTACGCAGGTTTCCCGAAGTTTCTTTCAGGTTTCCTCGACAAAGTGTTCGACCGTGGTTCTGGACGGCTTCTTGATGATGCCTGCCCGTTTGCCGTTCAAGCTGTGCGACAGATTTGTCTGCTGCACAGCAAGATTGGTATCAAATGCACTCCCAAAAGGGAGAAAAGTGCAATTGAGGGGTACATCAAGTGTGAAACCGATGTAAAAGTTAGCGAAAGTCTCCTTTCTGAGGAGATGGTAGACGATTTTGTTTACTACAGCAACTTGCTTTTCCGTGATTTGTTCTTAGACATGGAGAAATTCATGTTTAGTGAATATCTCACGCCCAAGCACGGGCCCGGTAAAACTGCCGAGCGGATTCATGGAAACATGAAGTATGCTTCGCGTAGTTGGACGAGTCGCCTTGAATCAGTGTTTCCCGCGAGGGATTATCTGGTTCCGGGCCATCATTACTCGGATGAGTTAGATGCGGTTACATTTGTTGAACCTGAGGCGGAGACACCTGTAAGGGTTGTCCTCGTCCCTAAAACGCCGAAAACTCCTAGAATTATAGCTATAGAGCCTGTTTGTATGCAGTACATGCAGCAAGCAGTGCTACGCTGTTTTCTAGATGCCTTTGAGAAGGATGACATCCTTCCTGGTATCATCGGATTCCGAGATCAACCACCTAATCAGCGGTTGGCCAAAGAAGGTTCCCTTTATGGGACACTTGCCACACTTGATCTAAGTGAGGCATCCGATCGAGTTTCGAATCTGCATGTAAAACTTCTTTTTCGACGTCATCGCCTCTTGGCAGAGGCTGTCGAAGCTACAAGAAGTTCGAAGGCAGATGTACAAGGCCATGGTGTAATCCACCTGGCCAAGTTCGCGTCTATGGGTTCTGCGATGACTTTTGCCATGGAGGCGGTTGTTTTCACAACAATCATCTTTATGGTCTTAGGTCGGTCGCAAAGCCGACGGATGACCAGATCGGACGTAAAGTCCTATCTTGGTAAGGTGCGTGTGTATGGGGATGATATAATTGTTCCTAACCATTTTGCGCCTGACGTGGTAGAGGGACTTGAAGCCTACGGGTATAAAGTCAACTCGAGCAAGTCTTTCTGGAGTGGTTCATTCAGAGAGTCTTGTGGCAAGGAGTACTTTAAAGGACACGACGTCTCAGTCGTAAAAGTCCGCAAAGTACTACCTGCATCACGCGCTGATGCCCGTGAGCTCAAGTCCACCGTGGCCCTACGTAACCTTATGTACTTTCAAGGTATGTGGGCCACCGCCAGGTGGCTAGACGATAGAATCAAGAAATTGATTCCATTTCCCATCGTCAGTGAGACTTGCGCGGGGTTAGGCAGGCACTCCTTTCTCAGTTGGAAAGCCGAGTTTGGAGAGGCTGGTAAATCGATGCAGCGACCGTTAGTCACGATTGCTCATCTAAATTCCAAGCCTCCAAAGTCCGACATTTCGGATGATGGTGCTTCTGCCCTACTTAAGTGGTTTCTCAAGCAGGGGGAGGATCCCTTTGAATTGGGTAGCTACAAGCGTCAGGGACGCCCGGATACCGTCAACATAAAGATCCGGAAGGCACCGCCCTACTAAGGGCGGTGGCCGCGTAAGCGGCAGGAAGAGGGGAAGGTACCTCTCTTCGAGGCCTTCTCCTTGGAG